TCCAGCCTAAGCGCGAGGTTGCTTCGCTTCAGAACACCCAAAAAGACGCGACTCGCTCGCCGTGGGGTCAGCCCGTCTATGACCTGTACGGTCGCCAGAACATCACAAACAAGATGAACAACCTGCCTCCCGTCGAGCGCATCAATGTCGGACCAGGTCTGGGCGTCGGCCCGACTGTGAGCGCAACTGGTGGTTTCCAGCAGTTTTTCCGTGTTCTTCCCAATAACATCAACGAGGAGCGTCTTACGAGTCTTCCGGGCGGCAAGGGTCCAAGCAACCCCGTCGTCAAGAATGGCGCCACGACGATTGGCGATGTTACTCACCAGGCAAAGGCTACCAAGGCGTTTCACCGCCCACCGGCACAGAACAACGGCCAGGGTCAGGGCGGTGCTCTGCGCGGCTTCGAGGGTCGTCCAGAGCAGATGAGAACGAAACGCACCACCATTCGTCAACAGACCGGTGCACGGAGCGACACACTCGAGTACGGCCCCGCGCAGTACAATGTGTACCAGCCATACGATGGCAGTCTGCACGACAAGTCTCTGCCGCATGTCTCCAACAACCGCTCAAACCCAGACCGCGCAGGAAACCCTGGTCGCATGAATGTCCGCGAGGATCCAGTCAATGCAGTCGGTGCAATGACGAATATCCGTTCCGAGTCTGTGCCGTTCCCAGTGCAGACTGGCGGTGCCGGTGGAGGTTCCGCTCTCAATTCCAGATATATCAAACCAAATTACGACAAGTTTAACGAGTTCAAGGGCAACAAGAATCCATGGGCCGACACGCTCGATATCGCAATCAAGCAGCTCGAGAAAAACTCGTTCATTCAACAACCACTGTCCGCTCAGTAATCACGGGAAAAAAAACCTATGTCAATAGTATAAAATGAGCGGAGGTATTGTCCAGCTCGTCGCAACAGGTGCCCAGGACGCTTGGCTGACCGGCAAGCCCGAGGTTTCATTCTTCCGGTCAAACTACAGACGCTACACTCAGTATGCTCAGTCAGTTGAGCGTCAGGTGATCCAGGGTACCCCACAGGCAGGCGGCATCTCTCTGGTCCGCTTCGAGAAGAAGGGTGACCTGCTCAGCTATGTCTACTTTACCGCCCGCGACTCGAACAACGCCGGTGTCGCAGGCCTTGACTGGTCCAAGGTGATTGACAAGGTGGAGCTGCTGATTGGCGGTCAGGTGGTGGACACTCAGGATTTCCAGTGGATGTCCGATGTGGAGCCAGTGGTGGGTGCTCAGACCTTTTCTCAGCGTTACCTGAACCTGGCACCAGCTGGCACCACTACCACTAACCAGAAAACCACCTTTTTCCCTCTGAAGCTGTTCTTCTGCAAGGATTACTTCCTGGCCCTGCCTCTGGTGGCTCTGCAGTTCCACGATGTGGAGCTCCGCATCACCTGGTCGAGCCAGCTCAGCTCGACTGTGACTTTCGGTGCCACCACCAACCCATCTCTGTCCGCCGTGCCACAGGCTACCATCAATGTGGCGGCGACCGCAATCACCGCCGTGGCTTCCAATGTCGCCTACCTGTCTTACAACTCGGTCGCCGGTCCTCTGTTCACCGGCTCTCTGGTGACCACCTCGACCGTGCCAGACTCGAACACCCTGGCGATCGTGAAGCAGGTGGGCAATGTGAGCAGTGCATCTAATGTGACTGTGTCCTTCGCCAACACCGCCACCATCTCGAACGTTCTGCCAGCTGCCAACTCGACCCTGAATGTGTACGCCCCAGTGACAACTGCACTTGTGGTTGGCACCACTTCAATCACCACCAGCTCCACCTCGGCAACTCTGACCATCAACCCAGTGAACTCGCCAACTGCCGGTGCCAGCATTCAGCCCGGTCAGTATGTGGCTGGTCTGCCACTGACTGGCCCAGTGGTCGTGTTAAGCTCAACTCCCACGACTGTGACTGTCACCTTCGGTGCGCAGGCGACTGCCGTTGCCTCTGCCACTGTTGTGGGCACTCAGCTGGGTTTCTTCACCGGCACGGCGAACACTACCACCACTTACGCAAGCCTGACCTTTGCCTGCTGGGCCAACTTCATCTACCTGGACCAGGCGGAGCGCAAGTTTTTCGCCGAGAACAGCCACGACATGCTCATCCACCAGGTGAACCGTGTGCCAATCGGCAACGGCGCAGTTCAGGAGCTGTCTCTGGCTCAGCCAGTCAAGTACATCGCGTGGCAGTCTCAGCGCTACGACAATGTGTACCAGAACGGCAACAACTCCCTGACTGCCTCGAGCTACATGATCAAGACCCAGATTAACGGCACGGATGTCGGCGAGTTCCGCCATCTGCCCCAGTGGGTCGACATTCCCCAGTACTACAACACGCCCTTCGGTTACATGCACAACAATCTGCAGGCGAATGTGGCCATCATCAGCTACTGCCTCGACACCTCCAAGAGCCAGCCAACCGGCACCATCAACTTCTCTCGGCTCGACACCTACCGCATCGTCGCACCGGTGTCTCTGACTGATGCCCTGGGCCGCACCGGCCTTCTGGCACTGACCAACCCCAATATCTCTAGCCCATACTTCTACGCAGTCAACTATAACGTCCTCAGAATCAAGAATGGTCTCGCAAGCGTTCTGTACGCAAATTAAATAGTCCTAAGGACTATTAACAAGATGCCTTTGTGGTTTTGGTTGATCATCGCCGCTATCGTGTTTCTTATCAGTTACGACAAGCGCAGCGGGAAACTTCAGGATTTTTTTGGGCCAGACTTAATAGAGAGTCCCGATGGCGACTCGAGAGCTTCCAAGGGAGCGACACAAAGCAGTAGCGATACCGATGAGCCAAATTGAGGGTGTCCCTCACTTTCTGGTCGTTCACGACAGGAGGTACAAAGAGTGGACATTCGTAACAGGCGGGTGTCGCCGACGCGAGATTCTCAACCCACTTCGGTGTGCGGTCCGAGAACTCGAAGAAGAAACACGCGGAACGATCAACTTGAAGAGGGGATCTTACACCTACTTCAAGTTTTCGACTGATACACCAGAACCAAGAGACATTGAGGATGGGGTGGATGTTGTCAATCACTACCATGTCTATGTCTTTGACCTTCCCATGACTCCTATAGAACAGAGACACATCGTCCGTCGCTTCAAGGAGGAGAAGGACAAAATGGAAGGAAATGTCGTACCGTTCCGCAAAAATTACGATGAGAATGACGCGTGTGAATTTGACACTCTCGAAGGTATCGAGAATCGGTCAAATTTGTGGCCGATGATTCGGGCTCATGTCATTAAAAATCCTGAATTTATAAATGCAATTCGAAATAAAAACAAAACCCCTTTTAATTTAAGAATTTAACATGGAAATTGTTGTGTCTCGGTACAAAGAGTCTATAGACTGGACCAAGAATCTTCCGTACAAGGTGCATGTGTACAACAAAGGCGGTGATGCTCTCGAGGGGACGATACCTCTTGAGAATATCGGTCGCGAGGCTCACACCTATCTTCACTTTTTAGTTGAAAATTATGAAAACTTGCCAGAGTACACCGTCTTTCTCCAAGGCGATCCGTTTGATCACATCGGTCCGGTACTGCCTCTTCAGGAGTGGCACGCGTGTCTGATGAAAAAAGGGTACACACCCAATTTGACGGCTGTGAGTGTCCCCGCGTACTTTCATGAACCACGCCCAGATGTCAAGCAGTGTCCATTGACACTCGGTGAGTGGTCAAAGGAACACATAGGCGAAGGGCCAGAGTTCCCACACTTGCTCATGTACATCGGAGCCTGTTTTGGGGTCCGCAAAGATTTCATCCTGTCTCGGCCACGCGAATACTACAAAAACCTACTCGACCAGCACACGGCGTGCAATCCAGACGAGGCGTACTTTATGGAGCGCATGTGGGTCTATGTCTTTAATGTGCACAGGCGTTTTACTCGGCGCGTGGATTGAGGGTGAAAAAGAACTGAAGCGATACTAGATGACTCCTTCGAAGCTGTGGTACGCTCAGAAGCTCGCAGAACTCAGAAACGACGGTTCAAAACCAGAGGAACTCGCGGAGCAGATGACTATTCGCCGTTTGTGCTACGAAATTGAGAAGCTCGAGGAACTCCAGGCGGCCAAGGCGGAGGACGAGCCTGTCGCACCTGCACCTGCCCCTGAAGAGGAGGTGCCAGAAGTTCCAAACGAGACCAAGAAAAAGCCAAAGAGTTTCTGGGCCAGAGTCGCACTCGAGACTTCTTCAGACGAGGATGAGTGACCTAAAGAATTTAAAGTCTAGAATGGTAATGGACGCGTGGATCGTCCCACGAGCACCAGGGACCCATACCCTGATGAATGGGGGGATTCTATATGTTCAGGATGAAGACATGGATGCGTTCTTTCAAGTGTACATTGACCAGTTGAAAGAACACAAACTGTATGTCGTTGAGCAGAAAACGAATGTATTCAAATTTTTCGTCGATCTGGACTATAAAGCTCCGGATAAGTTAAAGGATGAGGCTCTTTTGGCGATTTGCGAGGACATACATGATGCAATTGGATCACCGGGCCGTTGTTGTATTGCTCGAGCGCAGCCCAGACCAGTCAAAGGCCCGAGCGGACAGCTAATTAAGAGCGGGGTGCACATTCACTGGCCGGATCTCAAGGTGACGAAGCAGGAGGCGATTACTCTTCGGTCTCGTATTCTACTTGCTCTGCCCGAAGTTGAAGAGGTGGATTGGGCCGAGGTGATTGATTCGAGTGTATACGGTGGATCTGGGCTTCGAATGCTGTGGTCGCACAAAAGGCCGTCAGGGGGTCCGTATATTCCGTGGCGGACACTTGAGGGTCAGGAGTTTCCAAAAGAGCCGAGTGTCGAGACGCTTGCACTGTTTTCTATTCGGTGTCCCGCGAACGAAAAGAAGGACAGTTTGCCAGAATTGATTTTTGCGAGCGAGCCCGTCGAAGAGTTTATTCAGCGTTACCTTCCAGGACAACGGCGGACGCAAGTGAAGAAGATTCAGCGGATGGAGGAGGGGAGCGACGCTTGGTACGTCCAGTCGGACTCGAAGTACTGTGAAAGGATCAAGGACGAGCACAAGTCGAATCATGTTTGGTTCATGTTGAACAAAGGGCGAATCAGTCAGAGGTGTTTTAACGAGGAGTGCAAAGGTTTCGTCGGTTCGGAACATATTCTTCCTCCGAGTATAGTAGATGAGGTCGTTACTGTTGGTAGTCCTCCTGGCAGCGATTTTATGGCTTGTATTTCCGAAAGGAGCGCACGGCCAGTTCCTGAAGTACGAACAGGCGGTACATCCCTACTCTGGCCTCGACCCATTGAGCTGGCAGCGTTTCCTAAATAATATGAACCTTTTCAGAGATAAACTCGAGTCTGACATTGATTTGTCCGCGAAAGCACTCTACGCAGCCGTTGATAACATTCGAGACATTGGGCTCGGGATACGCCACGCAGATGACACCGTCTATCAAGACAGGCTTGAGGATATTGCAGGGGAGCTCAGTTACGAGGGAGAATATGCTATAAATCAAGTTGCAGTGTCAAAGGGTCTTTATTTCTTTCCAAAGTACTTAAACGAGACGATCAAGGATTATCCAGAGGATGGAGCCGCCACCGCCTTCGTCCCCGCAAGAGTCAAATCCCACGGTCAGTGAAACTCGTACGCG